TTAAAACTTACCACCCAATATTTCATCGCTGATTGATATGTCTATGTCGGTGTAGTGCGTGCCGTGGCCAGCTTGGTAGCCGCGGGTAACGCGTTCGTCGGTGTGGGCCATTAGCTGTTGCACTTGCTTAATGTCGTGGCCAGATTCGTCCAGGCGGTTGCTGGCTAGGCCGCGCACTTCGTGGAATGTGGGGCGTTGGTCTTCGTCTAAGTGTTTGAACAGTCCGGTGGCGTCGCGCACTTGGGCGAATATTTTTGTGAGTCGGTCGGGCGTTACCTGAGCGAAGTGGGTTTTGGTTTTGCCTACTTTACGAATGATGGGCGTATGGCTTATCAGGTAGGGGCAGCGGTAGTTTTGCAGGCTGAGCTCGCGGGCGCGGTTGATGATTTGCTGCAGCATGGGGTGTTTGTTTAGGTCCCACTGTAGGTGGGCGGCGCCCATGGAGCGCTTTTGTGCGTCTGATTTGTTGATGGTTTTGCGCAGATAGTTATCGGTGACGTGGCGGTCTAGCCGGATATCGCAGATATCGCCACGGCGCATGGTGGTGAGTAGTGAGGCGCCCATGGCGATTTGCAGGCATTCAAAACCCATCTTGGGGGCTAGGTTATAGATTGCCCAGAACGCGTTTAGCCGCAGCCGCTGGCGTTTTACGGCGGGCTTGGCGCGCTCCATTAGCCGGGGGCGATCATCGGCGGTGGTAAAGGGGTTGTACGGCAGTGACGGCGTGAGCCCTTGCCCGGCTAAATAATTAAACAGTTTGTTAAATTCGGCGCGGCGTGCGTGTTGCTGGTGGTAGGTGAGCTGCTCCCACCACGGGCGCAGCGCGTCTAGTGTTATTTGGCCGATGGCAGTGTGGGTAAAGTCGTCGCCAAAGTTGTGCATGTGGCCGCACCGGTTGCGCCAGCTGGCTTTTTGCTCGAGCGTAGGGTCGTAGCTTTGTCGCCAATCGATAAACCGCGCTATGTGAAACGTGAGGCTCGAGCGATCGGGGATTTTGCGCTGTAGCTGTACGGCTTTGTCGCGATGTTTGTTGGCATCGGTTGCCAGGCGTATGGCCTCGGTGGTGTCGGCTTTAAAGGTGCGGTATTTGCCGTCGGGCTTGCGGTAGCGCCAGTGGCCGGCTCGTTTACGCGAGTCGGGGTAGAGGTTGTCGGGCAACGGCTTGCCGTCAAACAGCCGTTGCTTCGGTGGTCTGGCCATGGTGATTCCTGAGTGTTGAGCTTTGTGCTTACGCTAGCAGATCGAGCCCGTTTAAGGGATGGTGAGCATCGTTAGCCGACACCGCGCCCACGGCAAAGCGGTCGGCGTCAACGTACGGTACGCCGTCGATTAATCGCCCGGGTATCTCGCCAGAGTCGATCCATTTAATTATTTTAGCCGGCGTGGGGCGCGAGCCTTTTTCGAATGTCTCTTTCGCCCACAGGGTGCCTTTAACCAAGTGCCCCATGGCTGCCTCCAAGCTCAATCTTTACTCGTTTATTTTCTTCTCTAATGCACGCCCCGCACACATCATACGTGCGGCCTGCTGCACCTTCCTCGAAGTCTTTGTGCTCTGTTACATCATCGCTATAGTTTCCGCACCACTCACAGTGGCCTGAAAATGTCGGCTTCATGGGTTAACTCCTATGCACTCTATTTCAAATTCGGTGTGGCGGTAGTGTTCGGGTGCGCCGTGGCGCATTAGGGCTTTTATTTGCTCGATGGCGGTGTCGTTTATTTGGCTGATGGTCGCGTATGCCTCGAGCTCAACGGGCACGTATTGATCGGCGCCGTTGGGGTAGCTGAATACGTTGGTGATGGTGACTAGCCAGCGCAGCGGTTGTTGGTAGGTGATGAATTCGCCGTAGCCGCTCCATACGTCTTTTGCGCACAGGCGGTACACGGGGTTGCGGTGGCTGACTTTGCCATCAACTATGTCGGTTGTGTCGCGCAGCGGGTTTTTGTCGGCCCAAGTGATGATTAGGCCTTTTATGCCGGCGTGTACGCGCTTGCCGCGATTTTTTTTGCGGGTGTTTTTCATGCGGCCACCTGCGCTTGTTGCGGTTGCTGGTAGTTCGCGTTAACGATGGCCTCGGCGATGGGCGGGCATACGCTGTTGCCGCAGCGGGCTACTTGTTTGTATTTGGGTATGGCGTTGCCGTCGGCATCGATGTTGATGACGTAGTCGTCCGGAAAGCCTTGGGCGGCAAAAAGTTCGTGCGGCTCTAGCATGCGCATGCCGATGTCTACGATTTGGTATTGCTCGCCTTTTACGGTTACCAAGCCAAAGCGATGTTTGGTGGTGACGGTTTGCAGGGGTTCGTTTACGTGGTGGCCGATGTTGGTGCCGTAGTATTTGAGCAGGAAGGCGCGTACTTCGCGGATGTGTGTGCCGCTGGCGGTGATGGTCGGTACTGGCGCATCTGTTTGGCTGCCGGTGTTGGTGTCGCGCAGCTTGACCATGTGCGAGGTGACAAGGGCGTTATGGTCTACGGTGGTGATGGTGGGCGCGGGTTGCTCGAGTGATACACCCGGGCCGTTGTAGTTGCCGCCGTAGTGTTTCGCCATAAAGGCTGTCACCAAGGCGCACTTGCCGCCACCGCCTGCGGTTATGGTGGCGAGCGGATCCGCGGCGCTGTTGCAATTGCTGGCACTAAATTGACGCTCTATTACTGGCGTTACTAAACAATGCTCGGCTTTGGTGGTGATGGTCGTTAACGGCTTGTCGCTTTGGTATTGCATGCGATCAGCGCCAAAGCCTTGCTGACCGATGCGCACGATAAACGGTTTTGGGTTGTCGATAACAAAGCGTTGTATGCCTCGCGCAATGCGGCGCAGGGTGTTGTCGGCTAACGGGCGTTTGCGCTCGAATATGCTGGGGCAGGGTATGCTCCAGTCGATAATGTCGGCGGCGGTTTTCCATTTTTTAAGGCCGGATTTTTTAAAGCCAGGCGCGCTTGGGTCGCCATGGGTAGGTGTTGGCCATACGATGGGTTGGCCGTCGCAGCGGGCGATTAAAAACAGGCGTTGGCGTGTGGTGGGTGCGCCGTAATCACAGGCGCGCAGTATTTTATGCTCTACCTGGTAACCTAGTTTTTGCAGTTGGCGTTTAAAGCTGGCGAAGGTTTGGCCTTTGCGTTTTGGGCAGGGGCGGTCGTTTTTTAGTGGGCCCCAGGTGGTAAATTCCTCGACGTTTTCTAACACGATAATGCGCGGTTTAACGGTTGCTGCCCAGCGCACGGCGACCCATGCCAGGCCGCGTATTTCTTTGTTTACAGGTGTGCCGCCTTTGGCCTTAGAAAAATGCTTGCAGTCCGGGCTAAACCACGCAAGCCCAACCGGTTGACCACCGCACACGTTGCGCGGGGAAATATCCCACACGCTTTCGCAGTAGTGCTTTGTGGCTGGGTGGTTGATGGTGTGCATGGCAATCGCGTCCACGTCGTGGTTAACGGCGATATCAACTGGGCGACCTATAGCGGCCTCGATGCCCGTGCTTGCGCCACCGCCGCCGGCAAAGTTGTCGACGATAAGTTCGTCTAAGCCTAAGCGTTGCTGTGGGTTTGTGCGGTAGGCCGTCATTGTGCTTGCCCTTGCATTGGGTAGATCAGTTGAGGCTTTAACTCATACGCTGTGTACTTTTCTTGACTTTTTGGTTTTAAAAAATCCGACATCGGGCCGTTAAACAAGCTGTAGTTTTGCGGCATGGCAACAGACCAGCTTGGTTCTTCGTCTAAGAAAATATTAAAGTCGAGTACTTCGGTGCTGTCGCATTCGTCTAGCCACGCCGTTATACCTTTGCGCGCGCAGCGCTGTATAAGGTTCTGGGTGGCGATTGGGTCTGGCTGTGCGCGCCGTGGTGCTGTGGCCGCGAGCATGGCTAGGGGTAGTAGTTTTTTACGCATGATTGCCGGCCCCTGCGCTCTGACGCTCGGCGTTTCGGCGCAATTTTTCGGCCTTTCGGGCTCGCTTTTTTTCGGCTTGACGCATGGCGCGGCGCTGCTCGGCTTGCGGGCGTTCGGGCTTTGGGTTTGGTTGTAGCTCTTTGGGTGTCTGGTGTAGGTACATCGCCTGAGCGTGGCCGGAAGTACCTGCGAGGCCGGCCAACATTGCGAGTGGTAGTAGTTCTTTACGCATCGGTTTTGCACTCCTTTTCTAGCCGCGCCTTTAGTTGCTCAACTTCGCTGGCCAGACTATTGGCGAGTTGGGTTTGGCGGTCCAGCCGAAAGTGCAGCGCTTGTAGGTCGTTGCGTAGGGCGTGGTTGTCGCGCTTGGCGGCTTCTAATTTTTCGGCTGTCATGGTTGTGGTCTCTGTGGTTGTCTGGCACCCAAAAGCCCCAGTTAAGGGGCTGATGGTTGTTGCTTGTGGTGGGTGGGGTTAGAAGCTGTCGGCTTCGATTAGGTGGCCTTTGCTCATGCCGTCGCGAATGATTTTGAGTACTTCGGCGGTGGCGTCTTCGTGTACGGCGTGTGGACGAATGAGCGTGTACCAAAGAATTAGGCCGTTTTGGGTTATGCGGTAACGGAAGCGCGCCTCTACTTTGTAAGGTGCGCCGCCGTGAAAGGGGCGGAGGCTTAGGGTGAATTTATCTGGCACTGAAAACTGGCCAGTAGTGCCGGCTTGGCCGTTGATTGTTTCGCTGTAGGTGAATTGGGTTTCGCCGTTGTCGAGGCGGATGCCTGATTTAAAGTCGACACCTTTTTTTGCCTTTAATGAGCTGGCAATTTCTAGCATTTCGGCGCCGTTGGGCTCGATAATTTCTTTCAGGTTGTCTTCAATGAATAAGGCGAAGTCTTCTTGCTCCATTTTGTTGTTGTTGTTGGATAGCCACACGCTCCACTCTTTGGATTTGGGGCATGCGTACACGACTAGGTGGTGCTTGTGGGCGGGCTCGGCGGGGCTGTCGTGGTAGTCGAGCACGGCGGTAAATTTGCCGTCTTCGGTGTCGACAAATACGGTGCTGGTTTCGGTGGCAAAGCGGTTGTAGTAGTCGAGAAAGCTTTGGGCGCTTAGCACTTTTACGGTTTGTTGTAGTGATAATGGGCGCTCGCGGCGTTCTTCTGCCCAGGCGTCTAGCGCCTCAACCTTCATCCCCTCGGGTACGATAAAGATAGGGGTATCGCCCATCTTGGTTGCAATGACTTGTTTGGCGCCTGCGTCGTAGGCGGCTTGGTATTCGGGTGTTTGGTTTTGCTGGTCCATGGTGTGTCCTATTGGTTGTCAGTTAGTGGGTTGGGTGGATTACACCGAGCGCGCGGGCACGTCGGGTTGTGTTACCTCGCGCGGGGCTTGTTGCTCGCTGGATACATCGCGCAGCGGTAGCTCGCCTTGGTTGGGATCGGTGCGTTGTAGGTTGCCCTCGGGGGTGCCAAACATGAGGGTTTTGCCGCGCTCAAAGGCGGGTTTTTTGACGGTGATTTTGTCTTCTAAAAAGTACTGGCCGGTGTCGCCGGTGTCGGGTTTAATTTTAATTTGCAGGGTTATGGTGCCCATTTTCCCGGTAGCGCGACAATCTTGTACCAGCTGGTTAACGTACTCGCTGAGTTCGTCTTGGGTTTTGCCGGAGCGCAGTTGCTTGATAGTTTCTAAAAATAAATCTTGGCGGTAAGCCATGGTGTATCTCCTAAGTGTGGTGGTTATAAATCTTCATTTGCTATTGCTTGCAACTCTTCATCTGTGCGAAACGGTGGGGGCGGTGCGATTTCATGCTTTTTTTCTACAAGCCGATCAAATAAACATTGGCAATGCTCTCCAATTGATTCGAACAATCTAGCGAGGCCATATAGCAGCGCTGCGACAGGGAAAAGAAGTAATGTCAAAAATAGCCATCGACTAGTTTTTATAAATTTCATTTGCTCGCCTAGTGTTGTGTTGCGTGGTACTGACAGCACGCGTCGGGCGCGTAGCGTTTACCGGGTATAAAGCGTTTTTTTAGTAGGCCACAGCGACACAATTTGGTGGCGCTGGCGCGGTTGATGCCGAGTTTGGCTTGGGTGTGCCAGCCGTTTTGGGCGGTGGCTAGGGCGGCGCGCTCGCGTTGTGTTAGCTGTGGCTGGTTGCTCATGCGGCTTTGCCTTTGCCGGCGCTGCAGGTGTATTGGTTTAGGCGCAGTTGTAAAAAGCCGTGGGCGTACTCGAGCTTGGCGGCGCGGCTGTAGTGGCCGATGTTGTGGCACAGCTGCTGGGCGCGTTTTATGTAGCGCATGGCGGCGGGCGCCTGCTTTATGTTGCAGCGCTGCATGGCGATGGCGCGGTTAAAGGCGGCCACGGCAATGCGGGTTTGGGTTATGGCGTTGCCAATGGGTTGTTGTGTGTGGTGCGTGATTGTTCGCATAGTTCCATTGCCCCTTGTGGTGTTGGTGCTGTGCCGATGCAGTGGTGCCGGCCGTTGTTGTTGGGTGACCAGGCTAGGTAGCCGGGTTCACCGTGCGATAGCATTTTGCTGATGCGGTACCCGGTGTTGCTTTGTAGCCACCAGGTGCCCATTTGTGTCCATGTCATGTTCGCCATTAAGCACCTCGGCGATAAAAGCTAAGCCCAGCGGCGTTACGAGTGTTTTTTGCACGTTGTGTGTAACGGGGCCGGTGCGGTATTGGGTGTTGGCTATTTGGAAGTAGCCGGCGTGCACGTATTTGGTGTGCGGCAAATTTTTAGCACCCGGGCGGCTTTGCAGTATGTTTGCCTCGCGCAGTGCTCGGTAAAGTCGTACAGGGCCGGTGCCGAGTTGTTGGGCGGCTTTTTGGACGGTTATGGGTAGCTGATTCATCGGTAAAACCTCCGTAGAGAATGCCGGTTGTGAATGCGTTGCCGGGTAGTGCTTCGGTTACGGTTGCCAGGTGCTCGCGCATGGCGTTTAGCTGGCGCTGCATTTGGTCGAGCTGATCGTTTTGGTTGATGATTAAGTCTTTTTGCTCGGCGATCAGGTCGAGTAGTTCGGCGGTTGTGGTCATTCGCGGCCCCGCGAGGCTGTCTCGCCGGCCAGCGCGAAGTAGGCGGCGCCGTCTTCGTAGTCGTCTTGCACGTAGATGCCGTGGGCCGAGCGGGTCATTTTGAGTAGCGTCATGAATTGCCAGCCTTGTTCTTCCGTGAGCTGTTGCCCGTAGATGGTGTTAAAGGCGGCTACGGTTTTGGCCATTGAGCGCTCGCCACCTTGGCTGTCGCGCTGTTTGGCGCGGTTACGCATGTGGTTGGCGGCGGCTTCTAGAAACTGTGGGGCAGGGGTTTCTGTGGCGGCGGGTTGCTCGGCTTTGGTTATGTCGAGGCGACTGATGAACTCAAGGGCGGCAATGTCAGATAGGTTTCGTACTCCCTCAACTTCTGGGGCGGGGGTTTCTGTGGCGGCTGCGGGCTGCTCGATGTGTGCGTCGGGGTCAATAGCCATGTCGAGGCTTGACCAATCGGGCTGTAGGTTTGGCTCTCCCGCGCCCTCTGGGGTTTGGTGCGTTTTATTTGGGTTGGTTGCCCGACACCATTGAAGCCATTTAAGCCCGGTTGCCACATCGTGGCGGCAGAAGGTGCACCCGACAAACTCTGTGCCGTTGCGATCTAGTGGGACTTGGGTGTTTTCTGTTGAGCAGTTAACGCACTTCATGCGGCGGCACCCCCGAACGGGCCGGTGGGCTGGCTGTAGCCGAGGGGCTTAACGAGCTCTACACGGTGTTTGCGCACAACTACGGCAACGCGTTTGGTTTGGGCCTCTAGCCGTGCCACTTGTACGGGTTTAAGCGCTGTTGGGTGTATGTAGATGTGCATGGGGTTGCCCTCAAATAAAAAATAACAGATATGTCTGTATTGATAGATTACAGAAGTGTTTGTATTTTGCAACAGTTTTATCTGTATTTTTTGTTGGAGTGGGGCCGAGGTGTGATGTCGAATATTTATGTATAGGTTATCTTTAAGTTGATTTGTGCCTATATGGGTATATTTTAAGTTTAGCAAACACAAAAAAGCCCGCAGTAGGCGGGCTTTTTCACTATTACCTGTTAAGGCTCACCAGTGGCAGGCTTCTCTTAATGGCTTTATGGCCTCTTCAGTGCCAGTAATGGAGAAGGTGGCCATCACGGGGGACTCCCCGTAGGGGGTTACTTGAGCCAATAATTTATCGTTTCCAAACAGGTTTTTTATGTAGGGCAATATGTCGTTGTCGATCGCGAAAGCAGCTTTACGGTCGGTCGATATGTTCCATAGCCTGTCTTTGGCTTCCTCTTTGTCTAAACGGGTGAGTATTCTTGTAAACTTTGTGCCGAGATAAAGACCCCAGCTAAAGTAGACATCGGTGCTATCTTCCTTGCACCTAATATGGAGTGAGGGCCGCACTTTTTTGTATCCTGATTGTACGCTCTCGTCGGCCTGAACGCTCATGTAAACGTTGGTGGTGTCGTCTATTGGTGAGACTTTGGTGGTTACAGACCAATTGCCCGCGCCTGTGTTATGGGTTGTTTTTGGCTTGTCTACACCAAGGCTTTTAGCGAGGTCGTCATAACAGATTAGCCTGGTTGCGTCGGCTGAGGTCGCGGCGCATTTGGCTATTTCTTTGGTGGTTTCGGCGTATAAGAGCTGTGGAGCTGACGTTAGGATAAGCAGACAAAGTGCTTTTAGTTTCATGTTTCCTCCTGATTTTATAATTTCCCTTGGATAGCGACACACTTTATTTGGGCCGCTGTTTTTAGATGTGCACTCTGTGACTGTAAATAACCACACCGCAGACGTGCCATTCTTCTGTCATTTTGATAATCCTTTCGGGCCAGTCTGGATTTGCAGCTTTTAGGTAGTTGTCTGGCCCCTCCTGCATTAGCTGTTTGAGGGTGACGCCTTGGTCGCTGAGGCGTTTGGCCACTATGTAGCTACCGGATGTGGGCGCGCGCTCTGGGTCTACTACAACTATTTCTCCCGGCTGGAATACAGGCTGCATGCTTTCGCCTTTTACGCGCAGGGCAAAACTGCTCTCTGAAGAGGGCATGTGCCGGGGGATCCATTCTTCGGCATCGCCAGGAGCAAAGTTGTCTACGGCCTCGCAGAAGTTGCCAGCTTGTATGTCCGATATCAGCGGTACTTTATTGTATGGGCGTGTGGGGCTTTCAGCTAGGTTGCTGTGCGTTTTCGTTTGGTGCCTCTCTTCCTGCTCAATTTCGAGAATTAATTCATTTACAAGCTCTTCGTCATAGTCGAAATCGGGGCTTTGAGGGCGCGCCTTTTTGCTGGGGATGGTGTGTTTTTCCATTTGGCCGGTGCCAGATGCCAGCCAGTCGGGGCTGATATCTAGGTATTTAGCGATCTTTACCGTGTGGCTGGAGCCTTTGCCCTTCGTGCGCAAATGCTGAACTGTTTGCTGCGAAATACCAACAGCTTTGGCGAGCTCTGTTTGCTTAACGTTTTTTCGATCCATTGCGGAGCGTAAACGCTCGCTGTAGGTGGTTGCCATTGATGGTTGACACTCAAGTCTAAGTTTGGAAAGGGGGCGCACTCTAAATAACCCTATATGGGTTTTAGGGTACAAATTTTTTTGTTTTCCGGCAAACAGATATATCTGTTGACTTAATACAGATATGTTTGTATTTTGAGTNCCTGAGAACATTATTGAGGTGACCTCGTGTGAGCATTCGATCAATTACTAAACAAGTCGTGGAGCTGCTTGGTGGACAGGTGGCCGTTGCCGAGATAACAGGCGTTAAGCAGCAAACCGTTGGCTATTGGGTAAATAAGTCGGGAAAGATTCCGGCTGAATATGTGCGGCCGATAGAGGCTGAGCTTAGAAAGCGGGGTGCAACCATTACCCGTTATGAGATTCGGCCTGATGTGTATGGCCCGCGATCTGAGGTTGATGCCGCATAAAACCACCGCCCTTGGCAATCCAATGCGGTGTCCCTGACATCCCATCCTGGGGGCGTCGGTAAGGGCGGTGGCACTGGTAAAGGTAGCTGCCGGTTTTGGGTTTGTCTGTGCGAGATATTCCATACGTTTTGTAGTCCATCGCTTACAAGCCGCCATTATGGTGGTTGCGGCGGGGGATGAATACGGTGCTTATTTAGGAGTGACACCATGAACAATGAAAATAACGACAGCTGTTTGAGTTTGGAGATTGCCTGTTACCAGGCGGTTAGATCCTTCCCCGGTGGCGTGCCGGCGGTAGCCGGTGCCTTTGGCTGGAACCCGCGCACGCTGCAAAACAAGTTAAACCCGACGCAGGACACGCACAAATTAACCGCGGTAGAGGTTGAGGGCATTTTACAGCTTACCCGGGATGGCCGTGTGCTGGATGCGCTGTGTGCGCAGTACGGCGCGATTTGGGTGGATATTGGCCGGGTTAAAAATTCGCCCAGCGATATGGCGATGTTGGACAACATTACCGAGACGGTCACCCGGGTAGGCGAGTTAAGCCGCAAGGTGCAAGAAAGCTTGGCCGATGGGGTGGTGGATGCGGAAGAAATGGCACAGCTAGAACGTGCGGTAATGCGTATGTGCCAGGGCGGCTTTATGGTGCTTGAGCGCGCCAAACAGTTTATGTGAGGTGCGTTATGGATATTGCGGATAGAGCACAAATAGAACAAGACCGCGCGATGGCGCGATTTGAGCAGGCGAGGGCGGCGGCGCCGGTACCGGTAAGCGCGGTGGATTGCGAGAGCTGTGGCTATGAGATACCCGAGGCGCGACGCGCGGGTGTGCCAGGTGTGCAAACCTGCATTGAGTGCCAAACGCTGATAGAGCGCGGGGTGCTGTGGTTATGAGCCAGTATGAGCAGTGCAGTTTAAGCGATGTAGTTAATGCGTTGCAGTTTATTGACGCGGATTGCTCGCGTGACGATTGGGTGCAGGTGGGTATGGCGATTAAAAGCGAGTTTGCCGATGCTTTTGATGTGTTTGATGCTTGGAGCCAAAACGCCGACAGCTATAAACCCCGCGACTGTTTAGCGACGTGGAAAAGCATTAAGGCCAGCGGCGGTGTAGGTATTGGCACGCTGTTTAAGCAGGCTATGGGCCGTGGCTTTGAGTTTGATAAGCGCGAGCTGACCGATGCCGAGAAACGCGAGTTTGCTATTGAGCGTGAGGCCCGCGCCAAAAAGCGTGCTGAGGTGGAAGCCCGCGAGCAAGCCGAGACGGCCGCATGGCATAAGCGCATTGCCGAGGCGGCGCAGTACATTTGGCTGGGCTTGGTACCCGAGGGTGAGAGCGAATACCTGGCTAAAAAACAAGTGGGTGCGTACGGCGTGCGCTTTGTGCAAAAAGGGTTGGTGATTGTGTTTGGCGAAACGCCAGAGCAATTGCGGCTGATACACGGCCGCGCTGAGATTAACGCGTTTTTTAAAAACCGCAGTAAGGATGACTCGTTACGGTACTTGAAAAAAGGCCAGCTGGTGGTGCCGTTGTTTGACGAAGGTGGCGAGCTGGTTAACCTGCAAATTATTTATAAAACGGGCGATAAAGCGTTTTTAAAGCACGGCCGTAAAAGCGGTTGTTATCATCTGGTAGGCGAAATTACCGAGCAAACCGCTGTGCTGGCCTTTGCTGAGGGTTACGCCACGGCGGCAAGCATTCACGAGGCTACCGGCTGGCCTGTGGTGGTAACGTTTGATTGCGGTAATATCCCGCCTGTGGTGCGAATGTTCCGGTCGCGCTACCCCTCCCTAAAGTTTTTAATCGCGGCTGACGACGACAGCCAAACCAAAAATGCCGGTATTACCAAAGCGCGTGAGGCTGCGAATGAGTGCGGCGCGGCGGTGGTGTTGCCTGTGTTTAGTGAGGTGGCGTGATGACTGAGAATGTTCGAAGACCAATATGGGTCGTTCGTTTGGACAATTTAAATAAGCGTAGCCCGAAAAAAGACAAGGTAATCGTTAGGGCGGAGACTAGAGCAGAGGCCATAGCCACCGCACGCGCGAATAGTATTGTCTTTAGAAGCTCGCGATCGCATGCCACAGCGTACATCGCGGATCCTGTTATGGATCTTGGTATGACAAAGACGCCGCCAGCTGCACTCAGGAAATTTAAGCTGATGGGATATGTATAACGGGTCGTAGTTACTGCTACGGGCTATTACGAATAGGTTTTGTATGGCTGGAAGTAAAACCGATTTTAACGACTTGCACATAGAGGCGGGTTTGCAGGCGGTAAAAGATCAGCTGTTGGCGGCGTTGGAGGGGCACGAGAAAATGCCGGCCCCTGTGGATGATAACGAGCCGCCACCGTGGGATGAAATACCGCCGGATGCTTACGAAGGCGAAGCCGAAAACTCGCCTAATCACTCGCCGACGGTGCGCAAGCCGTTGTTGGGGGATAAGACCGTTTTGGAAGCCAGTGAGGTTGCAGGCCGTATGGATTTAGCCGCTGTGTTAGAGCGGTTTTTTTATTTGGCGCCCTCGGGTGAGGTATGGGATGCAACGCTTGAACGCCGTATGAAAAAGACGGCGTTTAAAGACTTTGTAACGGCAGCTGTGGCTAAAGAATGGCTAGAGCACGATGCCCGGCAAGGTATGACTGATGACGATGTGAATGCGTTTGTTAGGGCGAAGTTTGCACAAGAGCGAGCCACGCGCCCGCCTAGCTGGACGGATAATTTTCAGCGTAACGACAATAACGATATTAGGGCGGACATTGCCAACGCTAAGCTGGTGCTGGACAACGATACCCGCTTTTCGGGTGTGTTGGGCTACTGTGATTTTAGTTACCGCATTATGAAGCGTAAGCGCCCACCGTTTGCGCACAGTGAGCCGGGCGAATGGACGGACACCGACACCGACCGCCTGCGCATTTGGTTAAGTGAAAATTACGGTTTTACCCCAAAAAACGCTGACGCGCTGGGTGCGGTTGTAGTGGCTGCTGAGGGACGCCGGTTTCACCCGGTGCGTGAGTACTTGGAGGGGCTTAAGTGGGATGGTGTGTCGCGTGTGGATACGTGGCTGCACGATTACTTGGGAGCGCAGAGCTTAGAGGATAAGTCGAACCCATCGGGTGCTATTGAGGGCCACATTACTTACCACAGTTTGGTAAGCCGGTTTTGGATGGTTGGCGCGGTAGCGCGTGTGATGCGCCCGCCGGTGAAGGTTGATAACGTTTTAATTTTTGAGGGTTTGCAGGGGCTGGGTAAATCAACGGCGCTGAGTATTTTGGGTGGGGAGTGGTTTACGGATACGCCTTTGGAGATTGGCGCTAAGGATGGGTTTCAGCAAATGCAGGGGGTTTGGATTATTGAGCTTGCCGAGCTTGATAGTTTGAACAAAGCAGAGAGTACCCGTGCGAAGCAATTTTTCGGGTCATCGGTTGATAAGTACCGGCCCAGTTACGGGCGTATGGTGCAAACGTTTGCACGGCAGTGTGTGTTTGCCGGCTCGACTAACCAAGATGCTTACCTTAAAGACGCAACGGGCAACCGGCGGTATTGGCCGGTTAAGTGCTCGAGGGTAGATAAAGAGGCGTTGCAGCGTGATAGGGATCAGTTGTGGGCTGAGGCCTTCCATTTATTTAAAGAGGGTGCTACCTGGTACCCATTGGAGGAGCACAAGCGATTTTTTGAGCCGCAACAGGATGCGCGGTTTGATGAGGATGTATGGCAAGACAAGATTGAGGGGTATTTGTATGGCTTGGCAAAAGGCCGGGTGACGATGTACGAGATTATGGAGGAGGGGTTAGGTTTGGCCGCTGCACAAATGAAGCCGCCTGAGCAAAAGCGGATTGGGCAAATTATGGCGCGGCTTAGGTGGCATAAGGTGCGGGCGCGTGCGCCGGGTGGTAAGCGTGAATCGGCTTATGAGGCGCCTAGTGATTGGAGTATTGCGCCGGTTGCGGGTGTGTCCGATAGTTTTTAGTGGTCAGGGTACGCGAGTGTGACCACTAGTGTGACCAGCTAGGGCCCGCGTGTGGCGTGGGGTGGTCAGGGTGGTCAGGGTGGTCAGGGTGTTTTTCACTATACACGCGCGCGTGTTTTTACTTTTACGTTACGTATTATTTTTTTAACTGCCTAGTGTGTGCGTAATTTAACTATGACCACCCTGACCACCATGACCAGAGTAGTAATAGCAAGGGCTGTAGCCGGTCACCCTAATTTTGGCAAGGGTGACCACCATGACCAGAGTAAATAACGGGGGATTTATGATTGATCGAATACACGAGCGCTTGTGTGAGTGGGCAGACCAGACAATGGGCGGCTTTGGTGGCGGTTTTGGTTCGCCTATGGGCGCGATGATTGATAACCGCACGGCAGAGTACTCGCGAGGCAAGCGTAAGCGTGTGGCGCAGCATGTGCCGGTGCGTATTGTGGATGCGAGTGGCGAGCATACCGTGCACCGGTTGCGCTTTGCGGCGGCAACAGAGACGGCGACAGGGGTGCAAACGCGTGTGGCGCGTGAGCGGACGGTGGCGGTGAATGATAGCGCGATGGATACGGCCGATGCGGTTGCGACGTTGCCGGATGATTTGCGCGAGTGTGTGCATGTTTTTTATTTTGATGGTGACCTGGCGGCGCGAGTGCGTGCTAAAAAATTAAAAGTGTCGGTAGCTACGATGTATCGGCGTCGTGATGCGGCGCATGTGATTTTGGATGCACGTTTGTATGGCGCTGATTTGCCAAGGGTTTCCAATAGTTATCCACAGGATTAACGTCAACGGTGTTAGCGTTGGTTTGTCACCGTGAGAATAAGGGCGTATAAATACGGCATGCTCACGGTAGTTGTGTGAAGCCGCTTTATCTTAATGTCCTTACTCCTAAGTACTCATTGCCGCTCTATTCAGAGCGGCTTTTTTTTTGGATTGAATAAATGGTTTTTTACGGCTTGGCTCGACCACAGCATGTGCGTGACTACGCGCGTAATGTGTGCGACGTGCTGGGCCGTGGCGTTAACAACAACGCTATGCAAATGCTGATAGAGACAGCAGCGCAGGAAACGCAATGTGGTCAGTATCGTGACCCTTCACCGGATGGTGCTGGGCGCGGGCTTTGCCAGATAGATTTAATTGCGTTCAACGATGTTAAAGACCGCACCCGTGAGCACAATGTGGGTATGGTGTTTGAGGCGTTTAATATTGATGTCCGCGCGTTAGACCATCGCGAGCTAGACCATAGCCCGCTGGCTAGCATGGTGATGTGCCGTTTGTTTTATATTTTGATTCCTGACCTTTTCCCCATCACGGTTGAAGGCCGCGCGGCTTACTGGAAAAGACACTACAACACGCGCCTTGGTGCTGGCACTGAGGCTGAATACATTGAAAACGCTAAGCGATTTGGAGCGTAGCTAGTGCCTTACAAAGACCCTAATAATTTCAATGCGTTAACGGTTGCGCTCATGCTGGTGCTTGCGGCTTGGGGCGGCACGGTTAACTACCTGACTCGAATTAAGCGGGGAACGGTGCATATGTTTTCGTTTATTGAGCTACTGGGCGAGATGTGTATTAGCTGCTTTAGTGGTGTGTTGGTTTATTTGATTGGCGCCAGCTATAACGTGCCACCGCTGCTGTTGGCAGCTATGGTGGGTGTGGCTGGCCATGCTGGTGGGCGCACGGCGTTTTACCTTGAGACGGTGTTTAACTCTAAGTTAGACACGTTAACCAAGACGATACAGAAGAATGAGCCAAAAAATTAAGGCGCTAATGTCGGGTAATTTAGTTTACCTGGTGGGCGGTGTCGTGTTGGCGGCTTTGGTGTCGCTGTTAACGGCAGTCGCTATCTATAAGCATCAAGCCGATACGTTAGCTAATGAGTTGCAAGCGGTTAAGTTAAGCAAGGCGATTGTGTCGGNTAACGAGCAATCGTGTAGCGCGCAGGTTGTACAGCTTAACGCTGATATAGAGCAGTACGGCGTGGATGTTGCCGAGCTTAAGAGGCGCCGTGCTGATGCTTTGGCCAGTGCGGCAATTATGGCGGCTGATTATGATAAGCGCATTGAAGAAATTAAAGCAGACCATGCTCACACATGTGAGCAGGTAAGGGTTAAGTTGATTAAGCATGCGCAACGTTAATATTGTTCTGGCCCTATGTGTTGCTGGCTTTAGCCCGGCGCTGGCCGGCTGCCATGGCACCACCCCTGTTGTTGAATACCGCGAGCGTGTAGTTCCTGTGCGTGTTGAGTGCGTCGATGTCGATGCGTTGCCTGTTGCGCCTGTGTATGCGACGGCATCGGTAAGTGAGCAAGACACAATAGCCGAAGTGGCCGACGCTTACCTGATTGAGCGTAACCAATTGCGCAGCCATATGGCTGAGCTAAACGCAGTTATTGAAGGTTGCTTACCATATGGCGACTGATAACAAAGATTTGATCGCCGCTATCGACAAGTTTACCGCGCAAGTGGCTGAACTAACCGAGGTGTTTGTGGTTGCCCATGTCGAGCTAATGCAGGCTATTGGTGGTGATGAACCGCAAGAGCAGGCCGGCAGCCTAGATGCTGACGATGAAGGCGAAGCGCTTTAACCGTGCCGTCAAAGCCACCCAGCTGGTGCGCCAAATGCAGCAAGCCACACAGCGGCCCATGCCCACAGCGCAAAGCGTGGGATAAGCCAGCCGCCAAAAAGAAACAATCGGGCCGTGGTGGTAGACCATGGCGTCGCAAGCGTGAGCGGATATTCAACCGTGATAGCTTTCTATGTCAGATACACAGCCGTAAAGGCGAGTTGGTCGGGGTAGAACTCCACGGCCCGCGTGCCGGTATCTGCGATCACATCATACCGCTTGAAGAAGGCGGCACCGATGACGACGAAAACCTGCAAACGATCTGCAAGGCCTGCGACAAAGAGAAGACGCAAGCCGAGTCACTAAGGGGCAGGGGGTACTAAAAAGTTTTACAGTAACCCAGCGGACACCGCGCCCTAAACTTACTTTTCGCGAGAGCCAATTTTTATAGGGGGGGGTTAAAGCCTCGGGGTTATGAGTACACCAAAATCAGCAGCAGTCATACCGATGAAGGATTTCCAAAAATCCGACTCGAGTACCGCGGCTGATAAGGGTGAAACCTTTCAGGGCTTGGTCGCCCGGATACCCAAGGTGCCTGGCAACCTTAGTGATGTCGCCCGGGAACACTGGTATTACATCGGTGAGCGTTTGGTTAAGGCCAATATGATTACCGAAGTGGATTTGGGGCAGTTCCAAATTCTTTGCGAAACATGGGCCCTATACCTTAAAGCGTCGCGACTTTGTGATGAACTTGGCGAGCTTCAATCCACGCCAAATAACTACCACCAGCTGGCACCGTGGGCTGTAGCACGCGAGCGCCACGCCAACCGTTATCAGAAAGTTTCGGATAAGTTTTTCTTGAGCCCTCGCGCCCGTAAGTCTGTAGATATCAAAAACCCAGCGCAGGGCAGTTTAGATCTAGATTAATGACCGATGTTGACGTGGGCCGCGCGTGGCTGGACAAAGCGTACCAGTACGCGGACGACGTTAAAGCCGGCATAGTGCCCGCGTGTAAGTTTGTGCGATTGGCGGTTGACCGATGGTTTGATGACATCGAGAACGCCCATAAGCGCGGCCTGTACTTTAGCGAGTACCACGCGGCGCGTTACTTTCGGTTTGTTGGCCGCTACTGCCGACATTATCAAGGCGACTTGGAAGGCAAGCTACTAACGCTAGAGCCTTGGCAGTGCTTCATCGATGCCAACCTATTTGGCTGGATCCGAGAAGACGGCACGCGCCGCTTTCGTATGGCCTATGAAGAATGCGGCCGTAAAAACGGTAAGACCACCCGCATCGCCGCCGCCGGTAACTTTTACCTGATTGGCGATAACGAGGGCGGGGCACAGGTCTACGCCGCCGCAACAAAGAAAGAGCAGGCCCGCGAGATCTTCGACAGCGCCAAAGCGATGATCGAACAAAGCCCGCAGCTGTTGCGGGTGACTGACCCGCAAGAACACAAAATACTGCACAAACGCAGTAAGTTTTTGCCGCTGTCACGCGACAACAAAAAAATGGACGGCTTCAACGTCCACGCCGGTTTGGTTGATGAGCTGCACGCCCACCCAAACAGCGGCATATGGGACGTACTGCGCAGCGCCATGGGCGCCCGCAAACAGCCCGTACTGCGTGCTATTACCACAGCAGGGTTTGACCACAACAGCTACTGCTACAGCCGCCGCCAGTACACGATACAAGTACTCGAGCGCAGCATTGAAGACGACACCTTCTTCGGCATCATCTACACGCTAGACGATGAGAAAAAGTGGGACGACGAAAGCGAATGGATAAAAGCCAACCCCAACCTGGGCGTATCCGTAGACCTTGACGACCTCCGCGCCCAATGCGCCGAGGCCAAACACATCGCCACCAGCAAGGTCGAGTTTTTAACCAAGCGCCTAAACATCTGGGTGTACGGCGAACAAGCCTGGATGAACATGGAGGCCTGGGCCGCCTGCAAAACTGATTTTGATTCCATCGAACTTTGGGACGAAGACGCCGACACCGAGCTTGATGGCGACGAATGCTACGGCGGGTTAGACCTCGCCAGCGTTGAGGACATGTGCTCATTTAGCCTGTGCTTCCCGCACTCGGGTGGCAAGCGCCGCGTTATCCAACGCGCCTACTTACCGCAAGCCGCGTTAGAGCGTCGGCTTAAAAAGGGCGACAAAACCCTTGAGCAATACAAAGACAGCGGCCACTTAATCGTAACGCCCGGTGCTGTTGTCGATTACGATTGGATTAAAAAAGACATCCTCCAAGCGTGCGATCGCTTCGATGTGCAAGGTATTGCGTTCGACCGCTGGAACAGCTCGCAGCTGGTGACGGATCTAACGGAACAGGGCATTCCAATGGTCAAGTTCGGCCAAGGCTTTGCCAGCATGTCAGCGCCCACAAAAGAACTTTTGCGGCTAGTGCTAACCGGCCAAATTGAGCACAACGACCCATTGCTAACCTGGGCAATAAGCAACGTGGTTACAGAAACAAACGCCGCTGGCGACATCAAGCCAGACAAAAGCAAAGTATCAGAGAAAATCGACCCAGCCGTAGCCGCCATCATGGCCATAGCACTTGCCATGGGCGTAGACGAAACCGACGATCAAGACTTTTTGGAACTCTAATGCAGCTAAACTGGTTTAATAAAACGCAAAGCGCGCTACCCGTAGCCGAGCGACAAGAGCCAATCATAGAGGCCGCTGCCGTTCCTGCCGTGCGTAACGACAACGAAGCCCGCACCTACCAGAGTATTACCGAATTCACAGAGGCCATGGGCTTTGTCGCCAGCAGCGCCGGCCCCGTCGTTACCAGCAAAACCGCCATGCGCGTTGCCATCGTCTACGCCTGCATCCGGCTGTTAGCCGGCGCCATGGCCACCATGCCACGCACCATCTACCGCAAAACCGCCGCCGGCCGCGACAAAGACAGCGCCCACCCGCTAAGCGTATTGCTAAATTTACAACCAACCCCACTCATGAGCGCCGCCATGTTCTGGGAGTTTATAACCGCCTGCATGCTGCTAGAGGGCGACGGTTTTGCCGTCATCCTGCGCGACGCCTTTGGCGAACCCGTAGAGCTTTTACCCGTAAGCGCCAATAACGTACACGTCGAGCAACGCGGCAATCGCCTGGTGTATTTCATCGTGCTTAACGGTGTGCATCGCGGGTTTGATCAAGACGACATATTGCACTTTGCCGGCTTCGGCTTTAACGGCACTCGCAGCCTATCGGCTGTTAAATACGCCGCCGGTCAAAGCGTTGGCATGGCCATGGCCATGGAGAGCTTCGCCGGTGACTTCTTTAAAAACGGCGTGCACTCCGATTTTGCCGTAATCAAAGACAGCAAGTGGGGCCCCGAAGACCAAGCCGCATTCCGCGAGGCATGGGCTGCTACCTACGGCGGCACTGGCAAAGGCAAAAAGCCACTTACCATTGGCAAAGGCCTAAGCATCGAGCAACTAAAAATCAGCGCCGCCGATAGCCAGCTACTCGAAAGCCGCGAGTTCGAAAACATCAATATCTGCACCGCCATCGGCGTGCCGGGCTTTTTAGTCAATCAAGGCAAAAACGTTACTGCCTGGGGCACCGGCATGGCCGAGATGAGCACCGCCTTTGTCCGCTATACACTCAGCCCCCACATGGTTCGCTGGGATCAAGAGCTAAACCGCAAGCTCTTTATGCGCACCGAACAGTTCGTCGAAACAAACCCGGCCGGTTTAATGCGCGGCACGCTCAAAGAGCGTAACGAAGCCTACAAATCTGCCCTTGGCGGCTCCAACGTGCCTGGCTACATGTCCATTAATGAGGTGCGCCAGCTAGAAAACATGCCGCCCATGGACAGCGACCTATACGACCAACCCTACGACCCACGGCTAGTCGGCGCAGCCCCGTTTGCCGAGCCAACAACGGAGAAACCCGATGCGTAACATGCAACAACTGCTGCAGCTGATTATCGACAACAAAGACCGCAAAAAAAATCTGCGTGCCGAGCAAGCCGACAGCGGCAACGTGCTGTACCTGTACGACATTATCGACCCGTGGTTTGGCGTAACCGCCACCGACATGGCTCACGCCATGGAAACCTTTGGCGGTGCCGACTTTGAGATGCGTATTAACTCCCCGGGCGGTGATGTGTTCGAGGGCCGCGCCATTCAAACGCGCCTAAAGCAATACCCCGGCAACATCCATGTAATGATCGACGGTCTTGCGGCCAGCGCCGCCACCACCGTGGCGCTTGGCGGTAAAACCCGCACCATGGCGGCGGGCGCTTTCTTTATGGTCCACAATAGCTGGACACTCGCTTTTGGTAACCGGCACGACGTACGTAAAACCGGCGATCTGCTTGAGCAAATCGACGACGCCATCGGGGCCGACTACGCCGCCGCCACCGGTAAAGAGCGCGATCAAATCGTACAGTGGATGGACGACGAAACATGGTTCAGCGCCACCGATGCAAAAGCCAATGGCTTTATTCAAGACATCTACACCGGCGACGACGCCCAAGCCGCGAAAAACCGCAACGCTTGGAATTTATCAGCCTACAAAAACGTACCCAAAGCCCTAACCGAGCAACCAACACCCGAGCCACCACAGCCAGACCGCGCCCACATGGCCCGCTACCTAGATATGTTAGAGCTCGGCGTAAGCTAACCCAATTTTAAAGCGCCCCGCGCGCACCACCACCAACCCGCCATGTGCGGGTTTTTTTGTTTTTAAACTAGGAGAAATACCATGGCACAATCAATCCAAGCGCTGCGGGAAAAACGTAACGGCCTCGCAAAAGAAATGCGCAACCACTTTGATAAGTTCGATGGCGACAACGCCCCCAAGTGGGACGCCGAAGCCGAAGAAACCCACAATAACCTCAAGGCGCAGGTCGAAGAAATCGACAACAGCATGAAGCGCCACCAAGACATTCTCGACATTGAAGCGTCTGAACACATGAGCAACCGCCGTGAAGAGCAAGAGCCCGGCAAACCTGCCAACAAACGCGGCACAGCACAAGCGAACGAGAAAGATCGCGAGATTTTCCAAACCTACCTGCGCGGCGGGGTAAATGCTCTAACGCCTGATCAACAACAATACGTTGCCGAGCAAGCCGCCAAAGTGCAAAACACCATGAGTACCGGCACCCCAGCGGAAGGCGGCTACCTGGTGCCCGAGCAATTTGGCGATCGCTTAATTGAGTCGCTAAAAGACTTTGGCGGTATGCGCGATGTTGCCACCATCATGTCTACTGAAAGTGGCGCAACCATTAACTACCCAACCACCGACGCCACCAGCGAAGAAGGCGAGCTAATTGCCGAAAACACCGAAGTGGACGACGAAGACCCAAGCTTTGGCACCGTTGGCCTGGGCGCTTTCATGTTCAGCTCTAAAGGCGTGGCCGTGCCATTCCAGCTGCTGCAAGACACTGGCATTGATTTAGAGGCCCACCTGTATGGTCGCCTTGGTATGCGGATCGGTCGAATTACCAACCGCATGTACACCGTGGGCACAGGTACCGGTCAGCCGCAAGGTGCGGTACCGGCGTCGGGTGCGGGTAAAGTTGGTGCCACAGGTAAAGCCACCAGCGTCGACTTTAGCGATATCAATGCGCTAATTCACAGTGTCGACCCGGCCTACCGCCGCTCTGGCGCTTGCTCGCTTATGTTCCATGACAACACCCTGCGCGACTTAAAAGACATTCGTGATGACCAAAATCGTCCGCTCTGGTTGCCCGGTGTTGGTGATGACGCCCCCGACACCATCTACCGCTACGCGTATGCCATCAACCAAGATATGCCCGTAATGGCGGCCGATGCTAAATCAATGCTGTTTGGTGACTTTAGCAAGTTCATCATCCGCGATGTGCGCCAAATGATGTTGTTCCGTATGACCGACTCGGCCTACACACGTAAGGCCCAAGTCGGCTTCTTGGCATTCCTGCGCAGCGACAGCCGCTTAACCGATGCCGGTGCGCTTAAGCACTACCAAAACTCATCTACCTAAGCGGTAGGTAATTGCCGGGCAGTGGCGGTACGCCGCCACTGAACCTTAACCAACAAAGGTGTAAAGCCATGCCAGATCAAACAGACAAGCCAGAACAGCAAGCGCCCGGTGCGCCGGACCAGACAACCACCACAGGCGAACCACAGCAAGCCCCAACACCGCCGGCGCCAAACCCGCCGCCCGAGCCCGAGGTAAACCCCAACGCCAGCGTGCAAGCGCGCGTGCTTATGAGCGACGTAATCGAGGGTGTTTCATACAGCCCAAACACCTACGTTCAGTTCAAAGCCAAGGTCGCTATACCGCTTGAAAAAGCTGGTCGCATCGATACCAGCGACGATGCCATTGCGTACTGCAAAAGCAACAAGCTGGAAAAAATTGTGCACGAAGACGCCAAAAAAGCGTTGAACGCACCCAAGCCAAAAAATAAAGGGCGTAAGTAAACCCATGCACCTGGTTAAACAATCTGTGGCTGACGTCCAGCCAATCACGCTGGACGACATCAAAGCCCAAACCAACGTCACGCACAGCTTAGATGACGCCTACCTAACCGCCTGTGCGGCGCAAGGGCTAGACCAAGTGGCCAGCGACACCAACCGCGCTATGGTCGACACCACGTGGACGTTAACCGGTGCTGGGTTTACCCCCGTAATTAAGTTGCCACGGCCACCGCTTATTGAGGTGGTCAGCATTAAATACATCGATACCGCTGGTACCGAGCAAACACTACCGGAGGCTGACTATCAAATTACCATTAGCGATGTAGCCACCTTTATACAGCCCGCTGCTGGCAAACAGTGGCCCACCATCCAGCGCGGCAACGCCAACGCCGTTACGGTGCTTTACCGCGCCGGCTATGTGCAAAGCGATGGCGAAGGTGGCACCACCGGTAATTTGCCCACACAGGCCCGCCAAGCCGCGCTGCTGTGGGCCGCGCACTTATACGAATTTCGCGAGGCCGTTACCACCGGCCAAACCTACCAACTGCCCAGCTATCGCGCGTTAATCGCCCCGCTGGAAGTTGACCTAATTTAAGGAACTGTTTATGCGTTCCGGTAACCTACGCCATCGCATCACATTCCAGCACAAAACGCAGGTGCGCAACGGCGAAACCCTAAGCTACCAATGGTTGCCCGCCGTAAGCGACGACAACCAAACCATGGAGAACATACCGGCTGAAGTACTCACCGGCCCCGGGCGTGAGCTTACCGCCGCCGGTGCCAGCCATGCCGAAGTCGCCGCCCGCATAAACCTGCGCTGGTTCCCCGGGTTAAAAGCCAACTGGCGGATACTGCACGACGGCAGCATCTACGACATCACCGGCACCTCAACCGACCGCACCGGCCGCCGAGAGTGGCGTTTAGTGTGCAAGGCGGGTGTGAGTGATGGCTAGCACAATTTCTGCGGGACCCGCTCGGCCTTACTGTAAGTGCTGCGGCAAGATGCCGGTCTGCGTTGTTGTAGAATCGTTTAGCTCAATTCGCAGCACGCTTTTTGATATTTTTGGCTTTGATCTTTCCGGTGATGATGAGTATGCAAAACTGGAGTTTAGTTGCGGTACATCGGTTAGCTTGAGCATGCGCCAGTACCGTTTGTTTGACGAAAACATTGCCGAGTTACAAATGCGATACTCGCTAAGTGGTGGGCATTTACTTTCATTCAAAGATTAAGGCCTAGCGATGTCAGACCAAATAACCGCCGACATAGAAGGCATAGCCACCATATCAAAACGGTTGCGGGCACTGGGTGAGGACTACCGCAAAAAAGGAATGCGCTTTGCCACCCGAAAAGGGGCGCAAGTCATACGCGGGGCAGCAAAACAAAAAGCCGATACATTCGACGATGCCAAAACGCCAACCAGCATTAGCAAAAACATCGTCGAGCGGTTTTCTAACAGCTACTACAAACGCACCGGCAATATTAAATTTCGCGTGGGTGTGCTGGGCGGCGCTAAAAAACCATCGGCTCTAACGGCAAAAGCCAAAGCCAGCCACAAATACCTAAAGCCCAAAAAAGGCGCACCGGGTGGCATCACCTACTACTGGCGCTATAAAGAATTCGGCACACGCTTTGTACAGCCCGACCCGTTTTTACGCCCCGCGGCCGAGAACAACCCGGCCGAAGTGTTTGCCACCATCGCAAAACACGGCGCCGCCTGGACGGGCCGTGCCATAAAACGCTTAAACAAAATTAAGTAGCAGGACGCTACTTATACCGTTAACTGGGTTGCGCAAACGCGGCCGTAACGGTGCACCGTAATTGGCTGGGCTGGTGCCCCGGAGCCAAACACACAAGCCCTCGCGGGTTAACTCGCGGGGGCTTTTTTATGGGTAACCCTAAATGCTAGCACCCGTGTTCACCAGCTGCGAAAACGACGCCGGCGTACAAGCCGAGCTTGGCGACCCACCGCGCATCTACGCCTTTGGCACCGCGCCAGATGATGCGGTACCGCCATACCTTATTTGGTTCACCGTAAGCGGCGCACCCGAAAACGTATTGGCCGGCACGCCCGATTACGACGGCTACCGCGTGCAAATTACCGCCTATGGCACACAACAAAACGATGCCGTAAACGCCGCCCGCGCCGTGCGCAACTGCCTAGAGCAAGTGGCCGATGTTGTTAGCTGGAACGGTGAAGGCCGCGACCCGGATACCAAAGAATATACCTATTCGTTTGACGTTAGCTTTTTACCGCTGCGTTAAACAAACAAAAAGCCGCACCTAGCCCCGCCGTGAGGCGCCGCGACCGTGCGCACTAACCGCCTGCCTATTGGTAGGTACATCACTCGCCGTGAGGCGACACGGGCCCAAAGCAATATTGGGAGCAAGCTATGCCTAAGTTATCAAAAGGTACCCACCTGTTTTTCATCGATCCTGATGATGACTCAACAGTGAAAGTACATAAACCCAAAAACATCGATGGTATCGATGCACCACTTACCGACATTGATATTACCGGTCTGGACGATGAAGGCTTCGAGTACGAAGGCGGCATGGCTCAGCCCGGCGATGTCTCGTTAACCATTGACCTGGACCCAGACATTCCCAGCCACTACCGCATGTACGAGCTAATGACACAAAGCCCGCGCCCCGTGCTTCAGTGGGCCGTTGGCTGGAGCGATGGCACAGAAGAACCCAGCGGCACCCATGCCGACGGGTTCGACTTTACCACCGCTGTCACTGGGCGGGCTTACAGCCTGTTTCGTGGTCACGTAAAAAGCATGCCACAAAGCTTCACCATTAACGCCATGGTGGGTGGCACGGTAGCGGTCAAAATGTCTGGCTCGCCAGTGTTGATGAAAAAAGGTGATGGTGGCCCCTAACCCCAATCCTTAGCCCGCCTTGTGCGGGCTTTATTTTTTACATAGGTAACCCATGAACGCACTACAACAACTGCAAAAACTTGGCGGTATCACCAGCGCCGAGACCGTACGCAAAACCGCTAAATGGAAGCGTGGTGAAAATGACACCCTAAACATCGACGTAGCCATTAAAAAAGAGCTTAGCTATGGCAGCTTTGAACGCATCACCAGCGCCTTTGCTAATGACGATCGCGCCCGCAACGCCCGCATCGTAGCCGAGGCCGTGTTGCTGGTTGATGACGACGAAAACGAGCTACCTATTACCTACGCAACCGCCGATGCCATGAAAGCCGATCTACTCATGGCCCTTAAAAAAGCCTACGACGAAGTGCACAACCTGCCTGCCGATGCAGCCGAAGACGCCAAGCCAGAAGAAGGCGAGGACACCGAAAAAAACTAAAACCCGTCGATGCCCTGTTCCATGAGCTAGTACTCGCGGGCATCGGCGGTAACACCGTACGCGAGGCAAAGGAATGCCTCACCCAAAGTGAGCTAAAAGCCTGGCAGCAATATCGCGCCGAGTTTGGCCCGCTAAACATTGGCCGTCGCATTGATTACGCCATAGCCCGTTTAATTTTTGTCACCCGGCTTTGCCACGGCAACAAAGGCGCTAAGCCTGAAGACTTTTTGCCTAGCTACGGCAGCACACCCGACAAAGACGACGAGCCAGAACTAACCCCCGAAATGTTCCACCGCATGTTTGGAGAAAATGACTAATGGCCTCCGCCAGTATCGGTACGCTTACCGTTGACCTTATCGCCAAAATGGGCGGCTTTGATGAAGGTTTAAACAAAACCGACCGCCGCATGAAAAAAACGGCCGATAACATCGACAAGTTTACCAAGCGTGCCAGCAAAGCCATTGCCGGTATGGGTGTGGCGGCGGCGGGTGTTACGGCCGCATTGATAAAAAACCAAGCCGATGAGGCAACCGCCTACCTGCAAACCGCCCGCGCACTTGACATAAAAATCGAGGCCCTAAGCGCGGGCAGCTACGCCGCCAAGCAATTTGGCATCGATAACGAAAAGTACGCCGACATACTCAAAGACACCAGCGATAAAATTGGCGACTTTATCGCCACCGGTGGCGGCGGCATGGCCGACTTTTTTGAAAACATCGCCCCGCAAGTAGGCGTTACCGCCGAGCAATTTAAAAAGCTAAACGGGCAAGATGCGCTGCAGCTGTACGTTAGCAGCCTAGAGGCCGCCAACGTCTCGCAAAGCGAGATGACCTTTTACATGGAGGCGCTTGCCTCCGATGCCTCAGACCTAATTCCGTTATTTGCCGACAACGGCAAAGAGATGGCCCGCTTTACCGACCGCGCTAAAGAGCTGGGTGTGGTGCTGGATCAAGACACAGCCGAGGGTGCCGAGGCGTTTAATCGCACGATGGGCGATTTAAAGGCCGCAGTGGGCGGTGCCGGTAACGAGGTATTGCAAAGCCTGTTGCCGCAAATGCGCGACTTTACCGACCTAATGAATGACCCAGCCACCATCGATGGCCTAAAAGGCATTGTCGGTGGCGTAGCCGACTTATCCAAATGGATGGTCCAGCTACTGGTCGACACCAAAAACGTTACCCAGTTTATTGCCGAGGAGGTAGCCGCCACCCTAAATGGCGCGGCGGCTGGTGATATCGCCCGGCTGGAAGAACAAGCCCAGAAAGTGCGCGACCTTCTAAGCGACGACAGCCTATTTGGTTTAACCAATCGCCTGCGCTTTTTTGGCAAAGATGGCGTGGTGGAGTACTACAACGAAGAAGAACTAAAAGCCGAGCTTGCCAAACTAGAGAGCCAAATCGCCGACTTTTACAAAGCCCCCTCAGCGCCATCGCCTTTAGCTGGCCTCACTGAAGATGCGCTTGACTTTTCGTATGTGCTCAATGGGGTCAGAGAGTCTGTAGGCAGCGTCAATGCGCCTTTTTCAAAGCTGTTAGCGAACTTAGAGCAAGAGCGCATACTGCTAGAGCAGGGCGAACGCGCGGCATACAAATACTCTTTACGCCTCGAAAAATTTAACGACGAGCAGATAGAGGCCGCCCTAGCAATTTACGACTACAACCAGTCATTACGTGATCAAAAAGACGTACTCGATCAGCTTATGTCCGGCAGTGTTGACACATCTTATGTGTTGGATATAGGTGAGGATTACAATGCTTTGGGTGATATATCCAATGGCGTAATGAGCGGCCTAGTCACCGATGCCGACGGCGCCTTTGACAATATCGGCCAAAACTTTACCCGCCTGCTGGGTAACATGGCCGATGAAGCCCTGCGCAACCAAATCGAATTGCAGTTTTCTACCGCGCAAAGTGGCGGCACGGGTGCCGACGACGCCAACCAGGCCGGTGGCGCCATCGCCGCTGGTGGCATTTACGCCGCCATCGCGGTAGCCGTAATCGCGGGCGTTAACGAGTGGAACAGCCAGCAAGACGACAAATTTGCTAACCTCACCGCCGAGGTGCGCCAGGGTAACCAATCCACCGGTACACTGCTGGGCGCGCTGGATGATAAATCGTTTAGCTTAAACAACGTTATTGCGGATTTAGAGCAAACCGCCGGCGACGCCCTAAACGTTAACAACGCCCAGCTGCAAACCTTGCTGGATATTCGCACCGGTATCACCGGTGTGGCCCAAGGCTTTGCTCGTACCGGTTTTGGCTCGGCAACCGCCGATGTGTACAGCGGGTACCAATTTGGCACCACACTGCCCGGCGAGATAGGCAGCGAGCACGGTTCTTTGGGTATTGGCCACCGCATTCTACGCGGTGCCGATAACCTCGATTTACTGGTTAACCCCATTGATGAATTCGTGCTCGACTTTCTCGATGGCATCGCTGGTGAAATTACCGGCCAGTTGTTCCGCTCAAAAACCAAGCTCACCGACTCGGGCATACAGGTATTTGGCGGCACCCTGCAAGACATCATCGATGGCGGCTTACTGGATGCCCAAGCCTACGCCGACATCACCAAAGAGAAAAAAATATTCGGTATAAGCACCGGTAAAGACTTTGAAACCCTAACCGAAGACTTAGACCAACAAGTACTGCAACAACTAACCGGCGTATTCCGCAGCGCGGGCGTAGCGCTAGAGTCCGCCAGTGAGCAGTACGGCATCGACTTTGGCGCCCGCGCTGGCGAGCTGATTATCGATGCCGGCCGGCTATCGCTTAAAGATTTAAAAGGCGACGAGCTTACCGAAGAAATTGAATCATTCTTTAGCAGCACGCTCGACCAGTGGGCCACCACGCTACTAAGCCACACCGAGGTATTAAAAGAGTTTCAGCAAGTAGGTGAGGGCGCATTCGAAACTATGCTGCGGCTGTCCAGCCAAACCGCCGAGTTTGCCGACGCAGCCAAGCGCCTAAGCTTAAACTTTGAGGCCACCGGTACCGATGCGGTGTTTCAGTCCCAAGGCGTTATCAGCGCCGCCGGCGGGCAAGATGTGTTAAGCCAATATCTGGCCACCTACAGCAACGCGTTTTTGTCCGATGCCGACCGCTTTAACAATTTAGAGGGGCAAATAACCGACGTATTCACCAGCCTTGGCCAAGCGGTACCGCAAACCGCCCAAGCCTACCGCGATATGGTGCAGGCACAAGAGGTGGTTACCGAGGCCGGGCAAGAGCAGTTAGCCACACTACTTAGCCTGGCCGGCGCCACCGATGAATACCTGCAGGCGCTAAAAGACCAGGCCGACACCGAGCAACAATGGCGAGAGCAAGAGATACGCGACCGCGAAGCCGGCCAAAAAGCATGGGCCGATTACCTAGCCGAGCAAGCCGGCATACTGGACGATTTTAAAAACCGCACCAGCGGCGCGCTAAGCGATTTACGCGGCGTGATTGACAGCGAGATAGGCCAGCTAAGCACCGCGCACCAATCCACCGTTGATGCCATTAACGCCGACTTTGACACCAAAGCCAATAACATCAACAGCTGGCTGGACGCTCAACTTTCACGGTTTGAGCGCCGCAGCACGGCGCTATCAGGCAGCATTAACGATTTAACCAGCCTGGCAAGCGCGCTGGAATCGGCCGTAGGCTCGCTGCAAGTACAAAGCTTTTCGCTTGATCAAAACCGCTTTAACGCCGCTCGTGGCGACATTAGCAGCTTATTGGCAACCGCCAACAACGGCGGTGGCCTACCCAGTGCCGATATTATTAACGCGCTGGCGGGTGACCTTAGTAATGGCGAGCAATTTTTTACCACCGCTGAGGCGTTTGGCCTTGCCATGGGTCACGCGGTAAACGACCTTGCCCAACTGCAAAAGGCCACCGGCGTAGAGCTAACCGACCAACAAAAACTGTTGGCACAGCTGCAACAGGACGAAAAAAACGCCCAAAGCCGTAATGCCGCGTTACTGGCCAGCAACGATCGCAACCGCGATAAAGCCCTGGCCGATGCACAAGAAAAGTTTGATGAAGAAAAACAGTTGCTAGAAGACCAATACAAACTGTTTGAAGACCAAGTAAACGCCCTGCACGGCATCGACGACAAAGCCCTTAACTTAGAAGCCGCGATAAACAATATGCGCACCCAGCTAAGCGCCGAGCAAGCCGAGCGCGCCCGGCAAGACAACAGCGAGCTTAAAGCCATGCGCAATCACCTGGCCGACATCGCCAACAACACCGGCGTGCAAGCCGCCAAAATCCGGCAAGACTACTACGACCAATACGCCGATAACGGGAGCGCCGCGTGAAGTTAGTAAAGCCCAACCTAATAGACGATACCGTGCTGGTGTCGTCCAGCGTGCCCGAGACAGAGCCCGAATGGGCGGCTGGCACCTACGACAAGTTTGATCAGGTGCGGGTAGGGCACGACATCTACGAAAGCCTGCAAGATAGCAACACCGACGAACCAACCGCAGGCCTGCTAACCGATCCGCCAAGCTGGGGCATTGCCGGTAAAACCAACCGTTTTAAGATGTTTGATATAACGCGCAGCACCGACGTGCGCACCAGCAACCCCGATGAAATTACCACCATATTGCAACCAGCCGGCATTGTTACTTCCCTAACGTTATTGGGGTTATATGCACGCACAGTCGATGTGCTTTACAAAGACGCTGATAACAACGTCGTTTATGAGCAATCCTACGATTTGTTCGACAGCACCGACATTACCAACTGGTGGCTGTGGTTTCACGTACTGCCCCGTAGTGAGCAGCGTTTGGCCATTTTAGATTTGCCCGGCATCACTGGCGGCACGCTCACCATCACCATTAATCACATTGGCGACATTGCCGAGTGCGGCAAGCTGTTAATTGGTACCGAGTGGGACCCGGGCAAAACCCAACCCGAACCACCCACACGTTTAATACCCGTCGGTGGTGGTCGCCAGCGCGACGCGTTCGGAAACCTGGTATTCATTAGCCAGCGCGTTTACCGCGAGACAGACTTTAGCGTACTCGTGCGCAAAGCGTTATACGACTCAGCCCTGAGCACCCTTAAAGATTACATGGCCGGCCCGATCGTAATTATCGGCAGCCAAATAGACAAAAGCGCCATTATGTTAGGCGCCATCAAAGACACGCCTCAAGGCAAAATCCCCACAGGCTCGCCTTACGGCATTATCAAATTTACCGCGGAGGAAATCTAATGCCTGCAGTAACACCCACCACGCCACCCGAGGACATACAAGCCACCGGCAGCTGGCCTAGTTATAAAAAACCCATAAATCAATTCGCGACCGACGCCAACAATGCCATGGTGCAGCTGCCCGATATTTTTGATGACATCAACGAGCACACGGCTTACCAGAATGAGGCCGCGCAAGCCACCCACCAAAACGCCCAATTCACCACACAAGAGGCCGACCGCGCCACCGGGCAAGCCAACGATGCCGCCGCCAGCGCCATAGCCGCCGCTGGCGCGGCCAATTTTGTGGGCCTGTGGTCGGAGCAAACCGGCGCGTTTGCCAAAAACCAATCGGTGGATTACGGCACACCGTCACGCCGCTGGCGTAGTGTGGTTGATATCCCCAACGTGGCCGCGAGTGTGCCCAGTGAAAGCAACAGCGATTGGTCGTTAGAGTTGGGGACGGCGGCTAAGCGGGATGTGCACGATTTGTCTTTTGGTGGTGGTAGTGACTTGGTAGATGTTGACTGGGTTGGATCTTCTTTAACCTCCCCCGGTGAGAACCTGATTGAGCATTCCAATAATTTTACGGGGTGGTTTAAAGTAAATGACACTACGGTAGATCCTAATTCACGGGAAAACCAGTATGGTGAATTATTGTGCGACCGTTTAGTTACAGGTGAAGGTGATGCTATTTATGGTGTTACTTATGGGCTTTCTGTTAAGCAAGGTGTGACTTATCAGTTTAGAGTGACTGCAAAATCTGAGGGTTTTGACGGAATAAGAATTCTTGGTTCTTCTAATGCATTCGGAAGTGGCCCTGAGCGCGGTGTGGATTTCAACCTGATCACAGGTGTTCCGTCTAGCTCCGCTGGGAGGATTTCAAAGAGACAGAATGGATTCTGGTCTTGTACTTTGTCAGTGACAGCTGTGGATACGGTGACGGCTAGCCTTCAGGTTTATATATGGGACTCTGGCAGTACAACTGTGACCGGCGATGGTTCGACTGGAGTCATAATCGAAAATATACAAGTAAGCCGAGGCCCTTTCCTTTCAAAAGACATTGTAACGGGCGAGTCCGCAATAGTGGGTTCAGATCCTGTCGCCCGAAATTCGTACGTTGACAAAGCTGTAGCAGCCGCCGACGCCATCCGCTACCTCGGCACCCAAACCTATACGTCCGCCGACGAAGACGGCAGCGGCAACATCGAAATTCCCGTCGACTTCTCGCAAAAAAACTGGGTAGACGTTGACTGCTCTGACGCATCGATCAGCGCGAGTGGCGCGTTTGATTTTGACATCACCGGCTTGCAAACCGCAAAACCCGCGACTTACACAATCCACATCGAGGGGGTCGCTGTTAAAAACGATGTGTTGTACACGCTACCAGCTGGTTGGTCGTTACACTGGCACGCCACACCCATCTACACAAACACCGGCGGCACAACTGCAGAAAAGCGCGCCGGACACACCTACATCACGCTGCAAACTGACCCACTAGCCGGGCAGAATGTGAACGGCAGTTACGGCGACTCGAGGTACTACGAATGATGTCGCTGTTGGCCTACAAGCGCCCGATGATTGAAATAGATGGCAATGTCTATCCGCGCGGTGAGAGTTTTAATATCACGGCCGCTGCAGAGTTCTCTGGGGCATTTGTGGCTGAGGTGTTTGTTAGGGGGGCAGGCCAAGGCCATGGTGGAAACATTAACAAAAGCGGGGTTCTGACTGGGCAATACGGCAGCAACGCCTCGTCCAGCGGGCCCACTGTACGCTCATTTGTGGGCGATATAGCTATAACTATCGGGTATCGCGGCACTAACGGTACCGATAGAACCTATGTTGGGGTTTCCATCGTCGCCCCCGATGGTACTAACGGTGGTAGCACGCTGGTTATTACCGACGCGTTTACTCAGGCGGCGGGCAACGCGAACAACGCGGGTGAGGGGGCTGTATGGAATGAGAGCTCTGGTACATCCGAAAGCTACAACCCTTACATCGCCTCCCCGACAAACCCCCTGGGTGGCAGCTACGGCCGTGGCGGCTACCAGCTCAGTATTGGTGGCGGTAGTTATCAGTCTTTCAACGCAAGCAATGGCGTTGTCCAAATCACAAAGGTTATCGATTAATGCAACTATACATTGATGCTCAAACACGCACCGAGCTGTCAGAGCGAGAGGTTAAAACTCGGCTATCGCAGCCCATTCAGCGCACCAAAACCGATCTAGTGCCACAGCCGCCGCTCGTGGAGTACGACGAAGCCGGCGAGGTTATCAGCACAACCGAGCGCGACCCGCAGCCGGTAGAGCGCAACGTTACCGTTACGCGCACCGTGGGGAATGTGGCGGCGGTAACAAATGCCGAGCTGGCCGATGTTGATGTGCTGCGTATCGAGTACATCGAAACACCGCCGCCGGTGATTGAGCCGTGGCAAACCGTGGCACAGGGCGAGATCGACAAATCTGCACCAGGCGAGTGGCGCACGACGTGGGTAATCAACACGCCGCCGCTGGCCGATATCGTCGATGCCAAACTCGCCGAGATTGCCGCTGCGCGCTGGGAGTTTCAAAATAGCGGCGTCACTGTAGCCGGTACCGAGATCGCGAGCGATACCGACACAGCACTCTACATTGATACCAGCCTAACCAAAATGGCGGCAAACCCCGCGCTGGTGCTTACGTGGAAAACACAGGCCGGCGATTTTGTCACCCTCGACCAGCCCGCGCTAACCGTAGTGGGCGATGCCATCTTTGCTCACGTACAAGGCGCCTTTGCCGCCGAGGCCAGCTTAATGGCCACCATAGGCAGCATCGCCGACGACGAAACCCTAACCGACGCCGAAAAAATAACCGAGATATGGGCCGTGGTGTGGGTAGACCCCGTGCCCGCCGCCGCATGATCGAGCTATTTAAAGGTACCTACACCGGCGTAAGCGTGCGCCACCTACCGGGCGGCAAAACCGTGCGCCTGCTCGAGCGCATCATACTGCCCGATGGCACCACCATACCCGCCGGCTTTATCTGCGACCTAGACAGCGTAGCCCGCGAGTTAGGCCCGCTATACACCTGGCTTAAAGGCCGCACCGTGCTAGGCGCCATCGTCCACGACTACTGCTACCGCCACCACCGCCCGCGCAAGCAATCCGACCAGCTATTTAAGCAAGTAATGGCGTGGGAGCAAGTGCGCCGCCGGTACCGGTTGCCTATCTATTGGGCCGTTCGTGGGTTTGGGTGGTTTTTCGTTTATGAATAGCAGTCAGCAGAATAAATTTTTACATTTGGCACCTACTTTTTGCGTGTGCTTCTGTGCTAGGGTCAATCTAGCCTCGGCCGTAGGCTGACTCTTTATACTTTCGGGGCGGACTGTGAGGACTAATCCGCGCAAGGTTATAAGTCCAAAATATTGCTATATTAGGCTGTCGGCGCCTGATGATGCACCAGAGCGGCAGTTAGAGAAACTGTCTGTTGATTATTAAAAGGAGTTTTATATGCAGTATCGTACGTTAATAAAAATGTTCATTTTTGCGTTTTTGGTGTGCAAAAGTCCAACAAGTTTCTCGCAGAATTGCAACGCCGCCTTGGTGGCGGCTGAAAGCGAAGTTAACGTGTTATTCTTTTACACAACCGCAGTTAAGAACAATAAAGGCGGATCCGCAAATGTCGAAAGCTGGGTTGGTGATATGGTCGATGGTTTTAATGAGCGTACCGCCGCCCTTACGATGCAGGGGAATCCGCCAACCCCATTGGCTTCTGTGGGAGCCATTGAGACATCTACCTTGAATTTTAATAGTGCTTTTGTCGAAGGCACATCACAAGGGTCAAGCGGCTCGATTACCGACTCGATTGTTGAGGATCAGCGGTGGTTTATTACTAGCTCTGAAGTTAGTCAGCACATGAATAGTTTTGGCGCTGATATAGCGGTGCTGTTAGTGGCGGACAATCAAAAGATGCCGGGTGATGATCGGCATGGATTTGCAGGGTTAACCAGTTATTCGAATCACGGTTATTCTTGTAACTTTAGAGGTTGCGGTCGTTACGCGACGATCAGAGATATATACGCTAGCGCGAATTTAACCTTTGATCACGAAGTGGGTCATTTGTTTGCTTTGGAGCATACTGATGCCTCCATCGGGCATTGCGGGGCTAACTCTCCGAATGGGCCCACTACCGCTTGCAGTTCGTATAAGCCTCCGATGACAATAATGGGTGCCTCGCCGTCTCCGGGCTCTGAAATATGCGCGACATCTAGTTTTGTATTGAGCAAGTATTGTAACCGGCGAGTGAAAGCATTTGCCTCAAACGCAACACCCTATTTGTTGATGATTTCCAATATTCCGGTTTACAGGTACTTGCCACATCAAGGTTCCTCGTCGGTGCTCCACGTTCTGAATAGTGGCTTGACTTGTGCCTCGAGACTCCATCAATAGAATTTTTGTGCATTAAGCAGTCTAGCTGCTCGGGTGATTGCTCTGCTGTGTAGTGCAAGTTCGGGTAGCTTTACTCTGCTAAAAACGTGCTCAACGTTTACTCAACCGATCCACTTTATAATTTATTAAGTGGCCCTCAATTGCGAAATAATCGCCATCGAACGCCGAGTATAACGCCACGACTACAGTTACCGTCTTTCCATCTGTTGGGCTGTACACGGTTTTGGGCGATGGCGGCGCCCAAAAACCAGCATTGAACAATTTAAAGCCAGTGGTACTATGCGCCTATAAACATCAAAAAGGGATAAGCGTATGAAACGGTATTTAGCCGCGCTGCTGACACTGACTTTGGTTGGTTGCAGCACATCGTGGGAAGCTGACGGCACCCAGGGGCACTACAGAAAGGTTAATCCAGATAATGTCTCTCAGCCGTCGTTTACGCGCACTGCTTATTCGGGTGACATGATCGTTACTTCATGGCGAGTGGCTAAGCAAAAAACGATTGTTTTGCACGAGCCGGCCACAATCAGTGGTGAGAATTCCCGCAAAGTGGCGGGCGTGGCCGCCGTTAAATCCTTCCCCTATACGATAACCGCTAGGCCCGGCGTTGGCGTATTAGTGGGTAAAGACAACAGGTACGACTATTACGAGTTGGACCAAAACCTGCGAATGGATTACGCCAATCAGTACGGCTCTAAAGGTGGTGTAGCGATAAATCGAACAGAGAGCCGCGAGCCATTCCGCCTTTATTGGTACCCAGACTCAGAGCCCGGCAGCATTGCCACAGCCCCAGTCCAAAACATTGACTACACCCTTGGGCCCGACGGCAGCGCTTTACGCGAGTTTGATGGGTTTGGCCAAACCATAACCTACTTGGGCATGTCCGGCGGCCAGTTGAATTTTGTGTACAAAGAATACAATGACGACATGCTGCGCGACGCATTCACTCAAGAGTTTAGCTACGACTACCAGCCCGAAACCGAGTACCGCTACAAAAATGCCGTATTCGTCGTGCATAGCGCCTCGGCCAACCAAATCGACTACACCATGGTAAAACCCTTTACCGACTAACTCGCCTTGTCAATCGCAAAATAATCGCCATCGATCGCCGTGCACAGGGGCAGGGCATCGGTGGCGGTACCTTTCAAGTAAGCATCCACCTCACCTGGCAAGATAAACACCGGCATCCGGTGGTGGTATTCCGCTAGCCGCTGGTTAGGTGCCGTCGTCAACGTCACCAGCGCATTATCATCGCCCGGGTAATAAATCCCTGCCATAAGCAACGGCTCACCATCGGCGCGCGTAAAGCTGTATTTTTGCTTGCGCTTACCGCCTTCATCCCGCCACTCATAATACCCAGTGCAGGGCACCACACAGCGGCTCTCGGCAAACGCCCGCTTAAACGTCCGTTTCTCCGCCACCGTCTCAGCCTGCGCGTTTATCAGTAGCGATTTAGACCAACTCGGCTTAATGCCCCATACCGTATCCACTTGCTGTAGCGCAGCATCGGGAGCGCCCACCGTGGCCACCTGGTGGGTTGGGCGTAAATCAGTATTGGTTGTGGTGCTAAATTCAATGCCTAGCGCATCGCAAACCCACTGAGTTAGCGGGTCGTCTACAACGTTTAGTCGTCCGCACATGGCGATAACCTCCCTGATAAGTGCACAAAAAGTGCAAACAACAATTAATCGTTTATATAACTAATTGATTTTTAATAATTATTTTTGAGTGCACGGCCAATCCATCATCGGGGCGGCGCATGCTGTGCTAGCTGTCTAGCACAGCTACCATGTCTTTGGGCTGAACGCAAGGAGTTTTAAAGCGTTAGAAACTCCTTGTCCACGCCTAAGGGTGAGCGGTACCTTTGTTTTCTGGCGGGCTAGCCTGTCAATGCAGATTGTCTAACTTTACTAAAGAGGCTGTGGTTATGGCATTAAGCTCTATTAAGAATCGTGACTTTGGCGTATACCGATCGCAATCTACTGGCCAACACTATGAGGTTGTAGAGTCAATTCGTATGCATTCGTATAGTGCGCTCAAGGGGGGTGTGCAAGAATCCGAAGGCTCCAGATCCTATGCAACTCGGTGTGGACTGTATTTGAACCCCCGTGGCTCAAGCACAGAGAGTTTCGTTGTTGTGCAAAACGATGACATTTTGACAAGGATATAA